GGCAGACAAGATCGTTGACGACTTGATTGCCAACATGGGTGCAGGTAGCGAGAAAGTGATGTATTTCTTAGGCCGTAACGAAGCGGCACGGAACACACTGATTGCCAAGCTAACGCAGGATGGGCGCGGCATTGCTGCGAGTATGTACCTCGGTCAGTTGGTAGCTCAAAAGGCTGGCAACCCTGCAAATACATCATCTATGGCACCGGCACCGTCGCCAAGAGTTAAGGGTACGACAGGTGGAGCGGGTACATCGAATGTTGAGGAGCTGAAAAAGAAGTACGATTCAGCCCACAAGAAAGGTGACACTCAATCTGCTTTTAACCTGAAACGCGAGGCTAAGTTAGCTGGTATTTCAACAGTTTCGTGGTAACGGAAGGCTCCGGCCCCGCTAATCCACACAGTTAGAGGCATTAAAAATGGCTATTTCAACAGGTAAGATCGTCGAAGTTCTTTTTGAGAACGCGATGGACGAGTACGAACATCAGGATATGTTGCTTGATCGTGTGACGATCAACAAGCCCGATGAAAGAATGTTACAAAACGCGGATAACGTCATTTGGCGTCCCGTACAACAACACGCCCCGATCTTGACAGGTTTCGATCTGACAGGTCAGGAAACGACCATCATTGAAGAAACTTATCCTTCAATCCTTGGCACCCCTACCAACGATCTGGTAAGCGTTCGCGCTGACCAAATGCGTGACATGGGATTCTGGGAGCGTCGTGGTAAACAGTCCGGTAAGCGTCAAGGCACCGAGCTAAACAAGGTAATCGCTTCGGCTATCGCTTTACAAGGCGGTATCTTCTATCGCAGTAACGCGACCAGCGGTTATAACTTCGTTGCAGAGGCGCAAGCCACTCTAAACGAGCGCCAAACTCCTGCTGGCGAAACACGCACATTCGTATTGAATGATCGTGATACGCTGACCTACGCTGCTGACTTGGCTGGCCGTCAAACGCTGCAAGGTCGCCCTGCTGATACATGGAAAACAGGCCAAATTGGTCAAAACGTTGCTGAATTTGACGTTTTTACCGGCTCTTTCCTTCCTAATCTGGCTGGTGGCGCTGACCCTGCAACAACTGTTACTGGTAACCAATCGTTCGCCCCAACAGGCGGCTCGGTTAATACCAGCACAGGCGTTGTAACCAACGTTGACTACCGTAGCGCAAACATCCCTGTAGCGGCATCTGCCGGTTACTCGATTGGCGACAAAGTAGTATTCAAGAACGCCGGCACTGCCGTAACTGCTGTAGGCTTGGCGGACAAGACTGACACAGGCCAACCAATGACGTTCACCGTCGTTGCCAAACCTGATGGAACTACCATCACGGTGTATCCAAAACCGATTGCAGACAATGATCCAGGTTTGACAAGTTTGGAAAAAGCGTACAGCAACATTAATACGCGCATTCTGAATGCGGCAACTGTAAATCGCCAAAACACTGACGCTACCAACAAAACCAATATCTTCTGGGATAAAGGCGCTGTTGAGGTTATCAGTGGCACCATCCCCGCAAACCTGTTCAGCCAGTTCAACGGTATGCAGGTTATCAACAGCACCATGAAAAACGGTCAAGAAATGTACATGATCTATCGCGGCAACGTGGAAGCATTGACATTCACTTTCCGTATCTTCACATGGTACGGTGTGACTATCGCAAACCCGATGGCTTGCGGTTGTGCAGTAACCTACTAAGCAGTAGAAACGAGGGGAGGGAAACCTCCCCTTTTTACTTAAACCGGAGGATTCGTGGCTATCACTCTTTACCGCAAAGGCAACACCCATATTGACAGTGGAATTATGTGCGAGGTAGCTCGCATTGAACCATCATCTCTTGAGGGCCATTTAAAGGCCGGATGGAAGATGACGCCGCAAGAAGTTGGGGAGCCTGATGCTGAGTTATTGGGCAGGCCAGTATTAAAAAAGCCAGTTGTAAATGAAAAAACCAGCGCAGACAGAACGATCCTGTCATCTGTTGGCGATGCTTTTGACAGAATGAGAGGCAAAGCATGAGCGTTTCAGTTTATCGCAAAGGAATTACGCACACTGAGCATGGCATCAAGTGTGAGAAATTAGAGATTCAGCCAACAAAATTAAGAAAATTCTTAAAGGCTGGATGGAAATTAAGCCCACAGCAAACTGTTGGCGTTCGAGGTTTTTTTTCAAGAAAGGCAAAAATGCCGGTTGAGGATTAATGGCAGCATCGAGAAAATTAGATTTCATTAACGGCGCATACAGCGAATTGCGCATTAATGGATTGACTGCCGATCCTGATTCGTTTGAATTAGCGACAGCTCTTTACGTGCTTGAGGATATGGCCTATCAGCTTTTCGATGGCAATATAATAGTGCAATACAATTTCACGGATACGCCGGATTTGAATGATCTTACCGGCGTTGATCCAGCATTAAACAGGTTTTTCAAAACCAATTTAGCCGTATGGCTTTGCAACGCTTTCGGCAAAGACGTTCCGCAGAATCTTGCGATGAATGCCGCAGGGTCGATGAGCTTTGCTTCTGGTATTGCTGCACGCGCTTTATTGAATCCCGTCCAGTATCCAGACAGAATGCCTGTTGGTGCTGGTGTCGCAAACCGTTACAGATTGTGGCAGAGATTCCAGCGTCCTGGCGCTCAACCACCGTCCAATTCAACCACGCATCAAATGTATATTGGCGATATTAACGACTACCAAGAATCATGGGAAACATATCTTGGCTTAACGGAGACGATCACGGCAATCACATCATCTATTGCTGATCCTGCATTGTTGATAAGCGGTGTCGTTTTGGCTAGCCCGTACATAACATACACTATTGAAGCATTAAGCCAGCAAACGTCTGGAAATTTCCAACAAGTAAAATTTGTAGTAACTACCAGCCTTGGCCGAGTAAATACTCGCCTTGTTAATTTCAACATCACCCAAGCCGTAACAATCGGCAGCACTTTATAGAGGAATTTTTATGTCATTCGTAGAAGATTGTTTAGTTCAGCTTGCTGGGCAGAGTGTTGGCGGATCAAACCTGTACTCATATGTACCAGGAAATGCTGACGGAATAGGAGAGGTTAGTGCTAGCGACTACTTTTCTCAGTCGCGGTTTTACGGGCAGGACGGGTGGGCCGGAGGATTTGTATTTTGCACGCTCACGGATGGCACTTATATTTTGCAAATATCGCAAAGCGGAGTTACTGGCAATTCCATAAATGCAATATCTCCAGCACTTAGCACGCAGATAACTAACTTAGTTACAAATGTCAGGAATTTCATTTCTATAAACATGCTGGCTGATGATTTTACTATGTCAGAGGAAGCGTCAAAGTATCCTGTATTGATAGTTACAAACGCAGGGGACGGAACAAAAACATTAAAATATCCAACAGGAAGTTTTAACTCTCGCCCAGCTGTTGTTTTGATAGTTAGCTTTGTAACTAATGGATTTTCTGTTCAAAATGAATCCGGCGGCGGTACGGCATACGTTGATGCAGGATGCCTTGTGAGGATTTCTCCGATTATAGGTTCCAACATTACTAATCTGGATAATTATTCCAACCCTCTAACAAGGGGCGGAAGGAATGGCGTTACTTCTACAGCTAGCGCCGCGTATACAATAGAAGAAACCAGCAAGGGAAAAACCCTGATAGGGACAAATGCCGCCCTGCAAACATTCACAATATCGCCTGACATTAATACCGATAATTTTACTTGCGATGTTTTTGCAACAGGCGCGGCTGGAATATCTGTAGTTGGCGGCGCGGGGGTAACGGTAACAGGAAATACTACTGCGGCAGTCAATGTTCGACGAACGATAGTTAGAGACGATAGAACTCAAAATTATTACTGCCTATAATGCAACAAGAAAAAACCATCACCTTCATCAAAGGGGACAAGGCTAGCAGCGAGACTGACTACAGGGACAGCCTGCCTGTTAATATGTCAGCAGTTTTGCGCCCTATTTTTGACGCGGAGGGCTATATGCTTGAGGGCGAAGGTCTGGACTCTTTTGGTGCAGCATACGGCATTGATCGTGGCGGATTATGGAACGAGCGCCTTGGCAATCACTATCGGCTCAGCGGATCTCATTTTGTCAGCGTCAGTCAGATTGGCAATGTAACCAATATTGGCCTCATACTTGGATCGGATCAGGCAAGCCTGCCGTATTCATTTTCCACGCAGGGCCTTGTGGTTAATAATCAGTTCTGGC